AAAGCATTCACGCCTGCCACCGCATGGCGAACTGTAGTTAACACCTACAAAAAGAAGGGTCTAAGTGAACAGCAAGCTTTAGTACAAGCTAGGCTTGCTCGTATTCTTAGGTCTACTGAGTACACCTATGACGACATTTCACTATGGACCCCACCAATCCCAGTTACTACGGACATGACCAAGCCGTAGTTGAATGTATTGACTACATTGAGAGTCATGCTTTTGATTTTCTTGAGGGTAACATAATAAAATATGTAACCCGTTATGAAGAAAAGAATGGTTTAGAGGATCTTAAAAAGGCTTCTTGGTATTTGAATCGTTTAATTAAACGAGAAGAAAACAGAGAGTCCAAAATGAAACCTCACGATGTATCCTTGTACAAGTCCTTAACAGAATCTGATGAGCCAGACCTCAGAGAGTACAAATGCAGGCATGGTAAAGACATGGATGCAATTGGCTGGACAGCTTAGTGCTGAAGATTATAAAAATCATGGTTCTGTATACCAGGAACAGCAGTTAAGTTTTGTTGAGGAAGAGTTCTATGAACTTCTTCATGCCTTTAACAATGAAGGACGTGAGCAGACCATTAAAGAAGCCATTGATTTAATTTGGACTGCTTATGGATTTATACACTTATTAGGTGTAGATCCTGATGAAGCTTTTGAGCGTATTTACGCTTCCAATCAAACTAAAATTCCTTTTGAATTTAAAGATGGCAAAGTTCAAAAAGGTAAAAATTACGTACCACCTTATTTAGGGGATCTATGAAACTCAAGGAACCACCAACTCTACTAGAACAATTCACACCATCTCTAGCTGTTACAGGTAGGGTTGAAACTTGGTTGAAAGAACCAACAAGACGTTACCCACAGTCATGCACTGTATTCGTTGTGGAAGACACAATGGATGAGCATGAGGATGGTATTGAAGCCAGCTTCTTGTTTGCGTCTAAAGCATTACGCTATGGGGCAGGTGTAGCCATCCATCTAAGTAAGTTGCGTCCTAAAGGTACTAAGAATAAGTATGGGATGGTCGCATCAGGTCCATGTGGCTTCATGGAGATCTATAGCAAGTTCAATGAAGTTCTACGCAGGGGCGGCACATATAGAAATGGTGCAATTTGTATTCATTGCGATTATGAGCATGACGATATTCTTGAGTTTATTAATTATGATCGCAGTCGAATACCTTGGGTTAAGCGTTGCGTCAATGTTGATCACAACGTAATTAACAAACCAACTGTTTTAAAAGCCATCATGGATGGTGCAAGTAAAGGTGACATTTGGATTGTTAAGAAGCAATACGACAGTGAAGGTGAAAGAATTTATCACAATGTATGTCAAGAGATTTTAATTAAGTCCAGGGATACCTGTCTCTTAAGTCATATAAATTTGGCTGGTACTAAATCTATTAGTGAGATACCTAGTGCTTTTGTGCATGGTATGGAGTTTCTATGTGCGCTTTACCAGCAAACAGGTGTGGAATCTTCAGGTATTTACCAGAGAAAAGATAAGCAAGTAGGTTTAGGAGTATTAGGTTTATCTAATCTTTTAGCTATTGAAGG